ACTTACTGTTTTGTCTCTTATCTATCCACATTAATACTTGTCCTAACATATCTCCCTCAGCATATCCTGTACTTGCTACTCTTACATATTTCTCTGTTTGTTTTTTTCTCATATTCTCATTGGAGGCCAGCTACCATTTCAGCGCCGGACTCTCTTATAACTCTGATATATCCTCGTTGTATATATTAATATCTCTTGTATTGTCTTTGCCTACGATTAATGCGTCTTCCTCTGTCGGATATGGCGTCCTAACACTATCTTTCATACATCTTAGTGTCATTTCGTGACTTTGTGCCTCTAGTGACATGGTGTGTTTTATTGCCATTATTAGATATCTACCAGATGTATATGGATTTTGCATTGGTTCTTTAGTTCCAGGTGTTCTCATTAATGGTACAGAAAAGTTAATTACATCTCCTGCGTTAATCTGTGTATTACCATATACCAACATTGTCAAGTTTAAGTTCTTTAGGCTGGCGATTTGACTTGTAATTTTAGGTAATGTCTCATTTACGGGTACAAATTCGTAATCATTATGTACCTTACTTGTTTCTGTTAATACCATTTTCTTTGCATTAGGGTAATCATATAATCCCTTATTTGTGTCATTTAACTTGGCGTTTGGTATATTGTGTTTAGCACCGTCATTTACATCACCTATTGTGTCAACATGAAAGCTTTTAGAAAACTCATCTTTGTAATTAAAATCATGTGTCTTAATTGTTTTATTAAATGCGTCATGTACAATTAGTCTATTAGCATATAGACCTTCAATAATATTAGATAGTGTATCGACCTGTTTATCAAAGTCATATTTAATTACCGCCTGCATCCTTCTTTGTATATCTTTTACCTCTGACTTATTACTATCTTGTATCATGTTTATTTGTGTTTGATAGTTCCACCTTGTAGGTCTGGCGACTGCACCACCCATTGCTAATAATGATTCAATACTTCTAAAATGAAACCCTTTTGATGTTTCATAGAATAGATAACCTGCATTATTATATTTACCTGATTTAGTTTGTGACGCTAAAAAATTAATTGCCTTAAATGGTTTTAAACTAGGTATTACATACTTAGCATTGGTAGATGTGTTCTCAAAATAAAATGGTTTTTTAGATTGTAATTTGTTTTTTAAAATATCATTGACTGCATTTTCAATTGGACCTGCATATGCTCTACTTACGGTATTTAATTGACTATTAAACATTTCAGGTGAACAAAAATATATCTGATAATATTGGTGTGTATCTTTATCTGGTATTTTTGTAATCTTATCTACTTTATAGATTTGAAATGGTGTGCCATTCTCTTCGGTAAAATCATAACCTGGCAATCCTGGTGTATTAAACTTTAATGATAATCTTTCTAATCCTGTTAATGGCAACATTGACCTAATATCTTGCGTATCATATACTGTCAATACACCTGATAATGTGTGATTGAAAATATCCTCTGTAATAGTCATCAAGTCGGTAATACCTTTGATGTCTAATACTTTAGGTGCGCTTTCGTCTTTTTGTTGTCTGTATGAAATTATATCTAGTGTTGATAGATTAAACTTACCTACTTTATCTAATATGTTTGATTCAGCCATGTCATTATCTTCTTATCAATTTTTTAAATTCTCGTTCAAAAACAGATAGATATTTTGGTAATAATATTTTAATCTGTCTTTTTTCATCTTGTAATCGTCTTTCGTATTCTATATTAGATACTGATTCTGCGCCTAAGTCTGTAGCATTACACTCAATCTTGTGTGTATAATCTGCTGGTCCATCACCTGTTTGTCTACCACTTGATTGTGTTATCTCATAATGATGTATTGCGTCTGGATTAGTATATTTGTCTGCGACATATTGTTGAAAATTATACTCATCTAACGGCCAGTCATAAAATCTATTGACAATATTGTTTATAAGTGTTACAACCCAAAAATAATCTGTATCACCATATATTTTATAAGCGACATCTTCAGGTTTCTCTCCCTCTTCTACATCATATTTGTCAAATAAAGTTACATTGTCTGCTAATTTATCTCTTATTTTTACTCTTCTAAAAATATCTGTTACTTCTATTGTATTACCATTGGTGCCAGATAAGTTATAGTCTATTTTAGGAAATGTTGAAAAAAACTTAGTCATTATGCACCTGCCTCAATATCCCTCTTAGTGACAATTCTATCTTCTAAGAAGTTGACTGTTAATTTTGTATGAACAGGTTGACCACCTTCAAATGTTGTAAACTGACCATCAGGAGAATAATCAACATCTACACTTGTACAATAACAAGCTCCTATTTTATGTAAATGTTCATTTTCTTCTCCATTATACATGTAACTAATTTTAAAATAATTTGGTGTATCAAACATACCACCAGCTGCATATAAACCTGGTGATGAATTGTATTTAAATATTTTAATAATATTTTGTATTGCAATTGCCTCATCTTTATTTCTAGGCCAAAAATCAAATGTATATGAGAATGTTCTTTGTGATGGTGTATTATATAATGCTTCGTTTCTAGGATTGATTGCACTACCAAATCTTTTTAAAGTAAATCTAACGGGGTCACCTACACCAGCAAGAGATACAAACTCACCCACAAATTGTCCTGCCTGTCTAGCTACACTACCCGATATACCTTCTAATGCGCCTATAATTTTATCTGCTGTACCTTGTGCATTTTTTAATTCATTAATTGATGCTTGTACATCACCTGATACACCTGTTTCTGTATCACCATCATAAGATTGACTATATCCAACTTTAATACCAGGGGGCATATAGATTGCAATAGCGGCGTTTGAAATAGAACCTGTTGGTATTTTACCTGTAATTTGTTCTTGACTACCTGAAGCTGCATTTGAAGCCTCAAACATACTATCTTGTTGTGGTTCATATTTTAAAAAACCTGATTCAAAAATAATGTAGTGACCAAGTTCATTACTGCCAAGGTCAAGTGGATATTGTACAGCACTAAATGATAATGGATTTTGTCTAAGTTTTTGTGAAGGACTATCTGGAATATCAAATGGTCCTTTTTTCAGCAGTTGTGCTGATACTTTACCTGCGTCTTTTTGAGTACCTTGATTTACAAAATCACTTACTAAATCTGTTGCAAATGATGTTGCCAAACTACCTATGTGATTTTTTAGTGCTTTGAATGCCATGTATAAATAATCCTTAGTTAGTAATATTTATATAGATTATAGGTGATAAATGAGAAAGAGTTATAAAGGTTTATACAGACCAACCAACCCCAAGAAATACATAGGCAATACCAAACAAATCGTATATCGGTCATTATTAGAAAGACGGTTCATGCGTTATTGTGACTTGAATGAAGATATACAATTTTGGGCAAGTGAAGAATTACCTGTTAAATATTATAACCCGCTAGACAAAAAATATCATAGATATTTTCCTGACTTTGTTGTAAAGACGGTGAATAATGATAAGTACATGATTGAGATAAAACCCTCCCGCCAAGCAGTAAAACCCAAAGCACCAAAAAAGAAAACAAAATCGTATATGCGTGAATCATTTGAGTATATTAAAAACCAAGCCAAGTGGAATGCAGCTAAAGCTTATTGTGAAGATAATGGTATGCAATTTAAAATTATTACCGAAAAAGACCTTGGTCAATACTAGACTGCACCGTATCTATACGCCTCTCTATCAAAAAAATCATCACCTCTAGTATTTAATTTACCAACATAAGTTTCTGATTTACCACCAATATTAGTTTGTGATTGACTTCCTTCAATTACAATAGGAGTGACTATTGAAGCTTCACTAGCTTGATTTTTCTGTGCGTCTAGGAATGCTGAACCTCTACTAGCAACACTTCTTTCAATTAATAATTTTAATCCGTCGGGGTCATCTTGATATAACTCTTTCAATTCGTCAAAATTAAATTGAACACCTAAACCTGATAGAGTATCTTGTGTTCTATTTAATTGTCTAGTTATATTATTTAAATCTCTATTTGCCTGTATTTCTGCCTTTTCAAGGTCTGTATTAAAACCTAAATCTGCAAGTTTACCTAAGAATGTTTTTCTTTGTTCTTCATCTTCAGCCTCTCTTGCAAGTGTAGCTAATCTTAATGCTTCTTGAGCGTTTGCTTGTTTTTGTAATAAATCCTTTACTTGTAATTGTAATGGTGCGGCTTTCTCTATCATGTCACCACCTCGACCAAATTGATTCTCTGCAACTAATTGAGTAACACCACCTGTTTCACCTATTGCAACTTGAGCCTTAGCAACACTTTGTACTTTATCAGAAAAGGCAGACATTTTTGAAAATACATCTTTACTTGCCTCACCAAAACCACCTTTAGCAGCGATACCCTTGATTGCTTCAACTGTATCAAAGAAGTTGCCTGCTTTATTTCTATCAAGCATTATTGTTTTAATAGCGTCTTCACTATAACCTGATATTGTATCTGCTAATGCAATTAATTTTGTTTGTGTGCCTGTGTCTGCCATAAATTTCTTTTTATCTTGACCTAATTGTTCCATAGCCTCTTGTGTTGCAACTTTAGCTTCACCAATCGCTGACAATTGACCTAGATTAATACCAAATCTTTCAAATAAACCTTGCTCTTCTCTAGCAGCCCACTCTCCCATTTCTTTATCTAATTTTTTTGTTGTCTTATCTAATTTGTCTAAAGTCAATTCTTGGTATTCATCAATCTTTTTAGCAAGATAAGCTGCACCAACTCCTAGTGCTACAGCAGCACCAACACCTATCATAACTGGTGTTGCACCTAAAGCTAAACCTAAAGTTTTTACTGAACCAAATTTCGACATTGCCATTAGACCTGCTAGTTTACCAGTTGTCCAATAACCAGCAGCTGCACCTGCTATAGCTGTGCCTGCAAAATCTTTATCTTTTATTTGGTCTGCATTTAAATTACCTGCAATATAAGAAGCAACCTTACCAATCATAGGCGCTGTTGCACCAATTATAGCACCTGGTATACCTGCAAGGCCAAAACCAGCAGCTGCACCTATCATTCCTAATTTAAGTTCTTTTTTAGCACCCTCTGTCAAGTCTAAATCAAATTCATTTTCAACATAATTAATAATAGGGTCAGCAATAAAACCGGCAATAGCGGCATACATTGTGCCTTTTAATAATTTTTTACCTAGATTTTTACCAAATTCTTTTAAAAATTGTCCTGATACTAATGCTGTAGTTAAACCTGCCGTCAATAGAGATGACATTCTACTTGCGTCTAAAGCTTTTTCTATATCCTCTGAATCACCTGCACCATCTGTGGTTGCTGGTGTGGGACCAATGAGTTTATTTTTTTCTTTTAGTTCTTCAGCTAATTGGTCTCGTCTTCGTCTCTCTACTTCTTCAGCTAAATCTAATTGTGATTGTAATATACTACCAACTCTTTCAACACTTTCATAAGTTCTTTCTTGCATATTGTATATGTCTTTTAAAAGAAAAACACCCAAACTTGAAGCACCAGCCTGTGTCATCACACCAGCAGATTCACCTCTAGGTAATAAATTTTGTGTACTGATTAGTGACGAGCCAACTTTACTTTGTATTGCTGTTGCTAATTGTATGGCGTTTTGTGACGACATTATTTTTTACTTTTACTTGTTCCTGTATATAGACCGAACCAAGCCGCACCAGCACCAACTACGATACTGACTAACCCACTTTGTTCCATAGTAGGCGCTTGTAAGTCCATATACCAAATTACAACTTTGTATAACAAAAAGATATAAGTTGTAATGAATACTCTGGGGAATATTCTCCAACTATCAACTGCTCTAGCTAGGTCAATTAAACCTTGATACCTATTTTTACTAGAATCAACCGTAGATGTGTCTATTTCTAGTTCTAAATTAACTTTTTTTGTTTCTGTGTTTGTCATTATCTTCTAGCTCTCTCCCTAGCCTTTTCGTTTTCTTCTTTTATGTGGCTGACTAACAAGTCCACATATATTTCCCTCTCCCAAGGTAGCATACCCTCTAACTCTGCTAGAGAATATTTATGATGTTGCATTAAAGCAAAATTCACCTTAAAGAAATTCTCTAAGCTGTCGTGAGAGAGGGCAATACGAAAAAATCTTGCGCTCCCTTCAACACTATCTTACTTTTCACTTTAGTTTTAGGATTCTCTATCTCCACTTCATGTCTCAATTGAGGCATGGTTTCAAAAAACTTATTTAACTTATCAAATGATTTTCTATCTAAACTTTCGATAAATTTATCTAGTTCTTCTTTTGTATAATCACTTACCAAAAACTCTTTTTCACCCTCATAGATAGAATGAATACAACCTGCAATCATATCAAAAACTTGTTCAGTCTTCATGCCTTTAATATTCTTTTTAGGGTCAACTGTATCTATGGTAGGATACTTCATAACCATTTTAATTTTATCATTGACTTCAATAGTATTACTGTGTTCGTCATCTACTTGCACCTCAACTTTTGATAAGTCAACATCTTTTGTAACATAAGTTTCTTTATCATCAGGACAAAGTAATCTAATGTTTGCAACTTCACCTACTGATTTAGACCTGATTTGTAAAAAAACATATTCTAAATCAAATGTTGGTAAGTTGCCTGCATTTAGTTGACCAAATGTACATGTTGAAACAATGTCTTTGATAGCATTTTTAATTTCAATATCATCATTTGATTCTAATGCTTGTAATAAAACCTTTTCCTCTTTTACTAAGAAAGGTCTATACTTCACAACAATATCTGCTGATGGTAATGTCAACTCATATGTCGCTGTTTCTAATATAGGCAATGCCATAATATTTTCTCCTTGTTATTATCCAAAAGGTGGGAATAATCTACCACCTGTCACTCTACCGATTGGTAGGTTTCTTCTTGCTGTTTGTAATACATCTCTACCAGCTCTCTGAAATTCTGGTGGCAATTTGCCTAATATACCACTAAACAATCCAAAATCTTTACTCGCTTTAATTGTAGGCACATCACCTGTTGATTTACCTACAGTTGCGTCAGCAATGTCATCAATTGTTAAATTAGCCCATGTTCTAAAATTTAAAGTTACAGGCACACTTGCAATTTCATTATCTGCACCATATGATAAATCCATAGAACCTATTGTTTGTGGATAAACTTCAAATAATCTGACAGCATATGTAACTCTAGCGTCATCATCTTGTTTACTATCAAATTGACCTAGTTGCATGATATCCATAGAACCAACATAGTTGTCATAATAATCTAAATTATGAGATTTTATATCTACAATTTTCTTTTGCCAATTTTCAAAAAATAATCTTTGTCTTAGAAACTTATCACCATAAAATGTACACTCTACACTCGCTGAATATTGATAAGCGTATGGCATTTCTCTTCTTGGTCCATACATTTGATGTGGTGCTGTAGCAATATCTCTGTTTGGTAAAGTAACTTTACTACACATCATATCAACATTTTCGATTACTGTTGTACCTTCTAACTCATTGTTAGGCTGCCCGCTAAATCGTTGTGATGGTGGTAATTTATTATTGTCTGTTTCAAGTTTATTAGGTGGATTAATTCTTACAATATATCTATTTGTTCTAGCAAAACCTTCACCTTGATTAACTTGTGCTAAAAATCTTTGAATAGTACCAGCACCACCAGGTTGTCGTTTTAACCTAGGGTCTCCTGCAACATCAACAAGTGACCTATCTCTTGGCAGGCCAACTCTAATGTCGAAATTTCCTATTCTTCTACCGCCTCTTAAAATTGCCATTAAAATGTTTTCCTACTTTTTGCAAAAACAGAACCAATTGTTGCACCTTGAAACTGTGCTACAGGTAGATAAGCTGCTAATGCCATTTC